TCATTACCATATCCGCTTGCCCTAAGGAAAAGAATTATAGCGTCTCTGTCACCCTCAAGAAGGTCAAGAGGGTCAATTTCCTTACTCAAAACCTTTTCTTGCAAAATATAGTCAAGAATATGATTATCCTTATAAAGATTCGGAGAAACAATCATGTTCTCATCATAAGCTGTGAGGAATGCCACTGACATTTTTGCAATCTTATCCTTATATCCCTCACCTTTTGATGGAAGCGGAATAACATCAAACTGTTCTGTAGGGTCATAATCACCCTTTGAAGGAATATATGACTTCTCCATTGTCTTTACTGCACCGTTTATTGCCTCATCAATTTCTTTTTTCTTTGATGCCCCAACATCTTCCGCCATCTTTTCCATGACAGCCTTAGATACCACTGACGGTGATGCTAAATCCGTTATCTTCCTTGTTGTTGATTTTAATTTCTTTTTCAATTCATCAAGGTCGCCGCCAATGGCTGTATATTGTGCAATAACATCTTCTTGAGCCTTTTCAATCAATGCAATCTGATTCTTTATATCATCACCCGAATATTTCTTTGTGCCATCCGAATTCAATGCATCTTTCATTTTATTCTTTGTTTCCTTCTTTGTTGTCTCGTACATATCATATGAAGCCTTCAAACTTTTCAATGCTTTTTGCCTCATTGCCTCATCCATATCATTTGTTGCCATATATTTTAATGTCTTTTTTTTCTTGTTATTATTTTTGATTTAAATAATCAATAATTTCATCTATATTATAATTTTTTTTAGTAATATAAAACATTTTTATGCCATGTTCTTCACATAATTGCTTTTTTACCTTATCTCGTTCTTGTTGAAGTTCCAAAAATTTTTGTCCTCCAAAACGTTTGACTGCTGTAAAATGTTGGTCTCCTTGCACTTCTATCCCTATTTTTTTATAAGGAATATAAAAATCTAAAAAAAGGCTACGTTTATTTTTCAACCAAGGAAAAGTTTTTTGCCGTTCATGGGTTATATTTTGCTTATCTAATAATAAATGAATATTTTCTTCCATCTTACTTTTATTATCAGAATTACATGAAGGGCATTTAGCCTTGTGGTATATATGATTTGCAGGCCTTTGCCAAAATTCCCCATGTTTAGGGCATATGATACAAACCTTTGTAAAAGCTGTTTTATATTCAGCCTTTGAATAATCATATTCGTTTCCATGAATGCTCCGTGCCCTTTTTATCCATTCTTCAGTCGTAGGTTTATATGCTTTCTTACATTTGGGACATTCATATCCTGTTAAATGGTCATTTGGTCTCTGCCAAAATTCTCCATGCTCTTCCCCAAATTCATCTTTCTCATGACAAATTATACATACTTTAGTTTTATTATTTTTATAATCAACTTTCGAATAATCATATTTATCCCCATATTTTTTTATAGATTTCAAAATAAAAGTTTCATTTGTCATTCGTTCAACCCCGGCACATTTTTTACATCCAGAACGACTATGAATATGGTCCCTTGGTGTAATCCAAAATTCTCCATGTTCTTTCCCATATTCATCTTTCTCTTGGCAAATTATACATACTTTTGTTCTTAAATTAACATATTCCGTTTTTGAATAATCATATTTATTCCCATGTATTTGTTTAGCCCTAAAAACAAATTCTTTTGTTGTACTTTTTTTCGTTGTATAACATTTTAAACACCCACGTTTACTTATATGATATTCTGGTGTTTCCCATATTTCACCATGAACAGGGCATATTATACAAACTTTTGTTTGACTATCTTTATATTCAACCTTAGAATAATCATATTTCCATCCATATATTTCTCTTGCTTTCCGAATAAAATTTTCTTTAGTGTCTTCCATAAAATTAAAAGTTTTATATAAATATCATTTAAAATCAAAACAATAAACAAAATAAAAAAATATCTACCGTCTATATCTACATAAAATCCTTCAATTCATTTTTTAAATATTTTAGTACTTTATCGGGAGCACTATTAACATCTTTCTCCCATATATATATTAATTTAATTTTATTTTTTATACACCATTTTTGTTTTACCTCATCAATTCTTTTATTCTTTTTTTGTATTATATTAAGGTCTTTTTCTTCGTATAATCGAGGGTCCCCATGCCAATATGAGCCTTGTAATTCAATAATCGGTCCTTTTATTATTCCCATTGCAGTTTCTCTAAAAATTCGAAAATCATAAAAGCGCCCAATTTCTTTAGCATTAAATTGATAAATATATTTAACCCCCAACTTATCCAAAAATTCCTTTGCGAATTTTTCTTCAAGTTTTGATGTCCCATATTTAGGATGAGTCCTTTTGCTTCTTGCAATGTTCCTTTTTATCATTTCGCTTACGGTAGGCTTACGCCTTTTCTTTACAGTCTTGGAACGTGGTTTTTGATAGGTTCCGGACTTTTTAATCGGTTGTGGCATTTATTGAATGTCTTTTTCTAAATAATTATCACTTCTTATGTTTTTTCTTAAAATAATAATTTTCCCTCAATGCATCCAAACTTTCTTGGAATTCCTCACAAACCTTTTGAAATCCACCCACTTCCTCATTTGACATTTCAAACCACTCATTATGGATTTCCGTATGCTGATAACGGTTATGCAGCATCTTTTCAAGTTCAAAAGGAAAATCAGTTTCAAAATATCTTATTAAATAAATCTCCCCTCCGTTCCCTGTCTGTAACTTCTTGATACGCTTCTCAACATCACCTTTCGTCACGCCAATCTTATAATATCCTTCTTTTGCCCAATCTCCCAAAAGATAAACCTTTCCCATCAATATTGACTTTTATAAAAAATATAATATCAATTATTTGTCAAGTCAATAAAATCAATAATTTAAACTAGGAAGTTATATACCTGCTGATTATCTCAACTCGGATTTACTATATTGACGTTTCATAGGGTGGCTAATGCCATTGCCCTCACCGTCCTTTATCCCGCCTTCCTGCGGGATTTTATTCTCGATAGCAATCAACGCTTGCGGATGCAAGCCGAATTGCAATATATTTTTCGCTGCGTTTATATCTCGGTCATGGCGTGCCCCGCAAACGGGGCATGTCCATTCACGGACATTTATATCCTTGACATCCTTGTTTTGATAACCACAAACATGACATATTTGACTTGACGGGTCAAAACGGCCAATGAACACAAGGTTTTTCCCATACCATTCTGCCTTATAAATGAGTTGTCTTACGAATTCGCTCCACGCCGCTGACTGTATGCTCTTTGCCACGTTGTGATTTTTCATCATACCGCTAACGTTCAAGTCTTCAAGGCAAATTGTGCCAAATCTTTTTATAAGGTCCGTGGATAGTTTATGAAGGAAGTCTGAACGTCTGTTCGTTATCCTTCGGAATTGTCTTGCCATCTTAATCCGTAGCACCTCATGCCGATGGGAGCCTTTCTGAGACCTTGTGAATTTCCTTTGCAAACGTGCAAGGTTTTTCAACCCCTTCTCCAAAAACTTCGGGTTCCCATACTTCGTTCCGTCAGAAAGGATAGCATAATCTTTGATGCCAAGGTCAATGCCAACGGCTGTCTCCTCACATATCTTGGTTTTCGATACATTCGGTTTCCTGTCATCAACCACAATTGTGCACCAGTAATCTCCACACTTGTCCCTACTTACAGTCAATGTCCCCAACTTGCAGACGCTGAGGTCAAACCCCTTGTTCGGGCACAATTTGACCCATCCAATCTTAGGAATCTTCACTTTAGATTGCTCGAAGTCAAAATGAACAGCATTGATGAATTTGCACACGTCCTTTGCATTTTTCTTTGACTTGAACTTAGGGAAACCTTTCTTGGTTCTAAAGAAATTGGTGTAAGCGTTGTCAAGACAACGCAAAGACTGTTGCAAAGCTTCATTTGAGCAATCGTTCAACCACCTATGGTCTTCTTCTTTCTTCAATGCCGTCAATTCCTTAGCAAGTTGGATATAGGTAACATTCTTTTTAGATTCCTTGTAGGTCTTGATTTTCTTATCAAGCCCCCAATTATAGATGAAACGGGCACAGCCGAAGAACTGAGACAGCACGTGCTGTTGTTTCATGGTCGGTTTAATTTTATATTTGTAAGCCCGTTTCATAATCTAAATAAGATATTATTTTTTTTCTATTAATAGAAAATATACTTTTTTTAAAAAAATCAAGAAATTTTTAAAAAGTTAGCCAATTTGTATATAATTCCCACTATTTATATTAAGAAAATTGAAAATTTTACCATGAAAAAGAATACAAATACAATAATCGCCGAGGCAAAGAAAATATCTTCAAGAATGCCTAAGACTATAACCGAATCTCTTAATTTCAACGGAATGCAAAGAGAAGATGATGATATGGAAATGGATGGTGAAGAGCCTATTCATGATGAACCTATTGAGCATAATCATGATTCAGAAGCAAATCCGTTAAATGTTGAAAATTTCATCAATGACACTCGTAAAAGAGCCCTTCAAATTATGGCGAAACTTGCTGAAGACCCCGAAAACCCAATATATGACATATCGAAGCGTATATGGCAGATTTGTGACAAGGCATACAATGACCAAAAAGAAGGTAACGGACTTGCACAACAGCAACAAATACATCAACAACAACAGCACAATAACATATAAAAAAAAGAAACCGAGGCTTACTCCTCGGTTTTTTCTTTATCTCCATGTTCATTCAAAATGATTCTGCCCATCGTTGATGCCACCGGGCAAAGCCAATGATGCAAATTCCCATATCCTAATGACAATAATTTTTTCTTGCTCAACACACTATAATGCGGTCTCAATACCTTTACTGATGAACTATCAGAGGGCTTTACAATTCCAATATCCTCTCCATACAAATTCACTTCAATAGCCTTAGCCAAATCATACCATGATGCAGTCCCAAGATTTGTAAAATGAATTATATTTCCAATATTATGATATTTCTTATTAACGATTAACCAACAAATAAAATCCGCAAGGTCTTGAGCATAAGTCGGTGTTCCTATTTGGTCATCAACCACATCCACGGATTCATTGTTCCTAATTTTATTCAAAATTGTCTTAAAAAAATTATTTCCATATTCTGAATACAGCCAAGATGTTCTGATTATCAAATAATTTGGATTAGTTTCCCGTAGCCATCGCTCTGCTGCCATTTTAGAATCTCCATAAGTGTTACATGTCTGTAAAGGTAATTCTGCCTCTTCCAAATAAGGAAAGTTCCTATCCTTTCCGTCAAATACATAATCGGTTGAAATCTGTATAAGAAAGCCATCATTTTTGTCACACCAATTTTTAAGATTTTTTACTCCTTGAACATTGATATCAAAAACCTTATCAGCCTCGTTTTCCGCATTATTGACGTTTGTGTAAGCAGCACAATTTATTATGATTTTCCTTTCAGATTCACACCCAATAACACATTCTGACATCACTTTTTCTATTGATTCTTCATCAGTAATATCCATTTTATTTTTATTAAAAAATGAAATAACTTCTCTCTCTTGTACCTCTCCCCTCAAAAAATAATCTCTTACCCCTATCTTCAAACATTGTCCCAATTGTCCATCGGCTCCCGTTACTACAATCATACTAAAAATTCTTTTAAGAAAGATACAAAAAAATCCGCTATTTTCCAATAGCGGACTCAATTTTTATTCCATGATTGTCCAAAGTTCAAGAAAATTCGAAAATTCATCATAATCCATATGGGTATATCCCTTGTCTCCCCAACTGGTTCCCCAAGAATTTCTTATTATAAAACCTTTATCATCATATCCGACAATTGATATGGCATGTCCTCCCAA